TTTATCAACAAGGAACACAAATCAGCGTAATCGAACTATCATGATAACAATTCCAGCAGTATTTAAAAACGGGTCCGCCCCAATAACAAACATTCGCCCGATCGGGTCAACCCCAATCAAAGCCCCTGCTTTTCGGTATCTTGCCGCAATGTAGGGGCTTACCGTTTTTATTTGTTTCAGGTCTGTGCCTAATAAAACCCCTGCCGAAAGTGTCAATTTTTGCTTTACAGGCGGGTTAATTACGGTTGTGATAGTTTGGGTCGGCCTAAGAATATTGTACGTGAACCCGCGCGAAAAGATGCCGTTTTTGTAGATTGTATCTTCTATGGTGAGGGCTAAATTGGTGTCGCGATATTCCTGCCGTGAATAAACCTTTGTGTAATAGGCCATAACGACCGTCATTGAATCAATCGGAACGTTCACCGGCAGAACAATAATCGAATCTTTGCGAAAGGTTTTAGTTTCCTTTGTGTGAAACGTTTGACTTTTGACCCGCGTAGAATCAAAGATGTTGTTTACAATGGTTTGGCTCGTTTCGGTCGTGTTCGGCTTTTTGCAGCCGTTCCAAATTAGCAGCCCGATAACGGCTAATAATAACGCTGTGTTGAGGTTAAATTGTTTCATTTGGTGTTCTGTAACAAGCAAATTTATGTTCTTTTTTATACTCAATCGTATAAGGATAATCATTCTTTGGTAAATCATTATAAAATCCCCTTGCCTCATGCGGCATACCTTTAAATTCCATTACGCCACCATTTCCATGATTAATAAAAGGAAATGGCTCTTTGAATGTCGGTTTAAGTATTGGGTATTTGTTACCTGATTTTCCAACCCAATTAATTGGAGTTTCTATAAATTCATTTTCAAAATCTCGCTCCATAATTAATTGATTTCATTCCAACTTTCTTTTACTCTCGTCCATGACTTCAAAGGTACGATTAATTCGCCTGATTTGTGCTTGCTTTGAATGTATTTAAATCTAAGGTTTGTTCCTGATTTCTCGGTGATGTTTTCCACAAATTCGATAATCGTCTGGTCGTAGATGTTTTGGTATTGCTTGCCTTTGGTCATTCAAAAACCCTTTTTATTCGCTGTTGGCCGATGGTTAAATCTTTATCTTTTGAATCAAAATAGATTCTAACTAAATCATACCCAATCTGCATACACTTATTATTTTTTGTTTCGCCTTTTTTATAGCAAAACTCCATTCCCGCAATGATTGGGGTTTTTACATCTGTGTAAAAATTACTTTTAGCTCCCTCTATCATCTTAATTTTTGCCAATCCGTTAATTGATAATGCGGCAAATCGGTTTTTGTTAAGTCCATTTTGCGGTCGTTGTTCCAATCTGCGCCCCAAGTAACTTTTATTCCCATTTCATCGGCCACCTCCATAATAACCTTTGAAAATGCGATAAAATTTGACCTATTCCAATCTAAACTTTTTCCATCGGCTTTTAAAAAAGCAATATCAAAAGCAAACGATGGGTTAAAATTGTGAGGCGATTGTCCGGCCAATGCCCATGTAACAATCGGCCCTTTTTTATTTTCGCGGCCCTGTTTGTATAGTTCGGTTTGGGCTTCGTTGTTTCGATAGGTGCAAGTTAAAAATACATTTGCCCCGCCTGATGCCTCCCAACGCTTTTCGGCTTCTAACCAAACCTTAGTTAAGTCAGGGTGTAGGTGTTCCGTTTTCCTCGACGTTATTGCTGCCATTTTTAAATCTGATTATTTGTTCAACGGTGACTATTCCTAAGCATACCAAGGCAAAGCATAACCAAGCGTATAAAGCGTTGATTTGTGCCTCCTGTGGTATTTCCTTTGCGGTAACATAAATCGCGGTCATAACTCCAACAAACGCGCTTAATTTCCGCGCTGAAAAACCTTCTGAATCGGTTGTGAAGGATTTGATGAGGTTACTGAATAGCTTTTTCATACAACCAATGTTTTAAAAAGCCAAAAAATAAAACTACCAATGGCCCCAAGTACAATCGTCCAAACACCGCGTTTGCCCTCCAAAACCTTTTCGCGTGTTTTGATTTCGTTTACCTCTTTCTTTAGTTCGGCAACATCTTTCAAAACCTCTTTGCTTTTCAGGTCACCAATAAACTCGTTATGCTCAAATACCATGCTAATAACACCGCGCTTGCCTGTTTCGGGGTCATTGTGTAAATAATCTTCAAGCCTCTTTTGCGCTGATTGCACGTTATTCACGCCTTGACGAAGATTTTTCATATCGTGCTGAATCTCCTTTTGGCTGGTGATTATTTCGTTTAGTTGTGCTTGTATTTCCATGCGATAAATGAGGTCGAGAGAGTCAGTATAATGGTCAACAAATCCTTCCATTCGTAGGTTGTTATGTCAAAGAAAAGTCGGTCGATTAAATCGGAAACAACTATCGAAAATGCGATGTTTAGAAAAAATCTCGTTATTCCGCTTGCCCCGATGTTGGCCGCTGCGAATAGTAACGCGAAAACAGCGGTGTAATTGATGCCGCGCCACTTGTACCATTCTGCTATGTCATCGCCCGCAATAATGTTGCATAGGTGAAAATTGGCTATGTATAGCGCAAGGACCGATATGAAAAGCAGTAGTTTCAAATCTTAACTTTGGGTTTTTTAGTTGGTTCGGGGTTAAGAATTTTTTGCGTTGGCTCGCTTTTCTTTTTCGGTTGTTTAACCGTTGGCTTGTTTGGTTTTTGTGTCGGCATGATGCAAATATATTTATTTTATTAACGTTTCTTTTAGTTTGTCAAGCAATTCAGGTGGTAATTTTTCAAGAGAATTAATCAACGCCTCCCAAACTTTCAAAACATTTTCTTCCTTAAAGAAAGCATCTTCAATCGGCACTTGTGGCTGGTCTTTTTGCTGCTGCCTCCATGCGTTTGCTTCCTCTTGGCTTTCAAAGTAGTAATAATTAACCCCATCGAAATAGTTTCCAAATTTCGTTTCGGGGATGGATTCAGGCTGGGCGGACCCGTTTTTAAATACTGCTGGAATTGTTATCATGATAGTTCGATTACGCTGATTTGTGTTCCTTGTTGATAAACGGTCGATGTCTGTGTATTTGTGCCTGATGCAAACTGAAATTGAACATTTCCAGCCGTTGCGCCAATAGTAAACTCACCAGCAATTTCAATAAATCCATAAGCATTGTTTGCAACAATAAAGGTAGCGGTTGACAAGCTACCTGATGAGTTAATTGCGCCTATTGCAACGGTCGCGGGTGTGGTTGTTACAGAACGACCCGCCACCGCGTTGTAAAAAGTGGCAGAAGCGGGAACGGTGGCCGCAATTTTCACGCCCCCTGTGTTGTTACACCCAACCCTTATATGCCCGCGCACGAAATACCTTTTATTTGCTTCGACAGAAAAAACCAATTCTGTAATATCGGTCGCCACGTTTGAGGTTGTTGATTGGTCGCCAGCATCCATGAAAATCGAACGTGGCTGACTTGCTGCTGTGGCGTAAAGTGTGTCAAAGTATGTTTTTAAAACCGACTTAAACAAACTCCATGCGCCTTTTTTGTTTGCGCCACCTTGCACCAGCTGAAAAACATCGGCATCGTTAAACGTGCTGGCCGATACCATGTCTGTTATTTTCTCGTTTGCCATTATTCAATCAAAATTAAGTCGCCTGTTTCAAGTAAAATAAAATCACCGCTTTCGAGCAGAATAAAACTACCTGTAATCGGTGGCGCGGGCGTTAAGTCAATCACCGCGTTAGTTGCAAAAGTAATTTCTTTTGATGTAATATAGTTTGAAATGTTACTTTGTTTTTTTGCAAGTTGAAAAGTTTGCCCAGATAAATCCTGATCCGTTAAACTTTCAATCCCCGCTGCTTCCATAAACTCAATCACTCCATTAATGCCATAGCCCCACATTACAGCCAAATCGTAGGCCGATTGCCCTGCCTCAATCGTGTAAATTGGTATTTCGGTGTTTACGGGAACGGAAGGTAACGGAAAAAATTGTAACATTTCCGACTTAAACGCCTCATCGTAATAAATCGAAACACCCGCAGGAAAACTAACAAAGGAAATTAAATCTGGGTTATCATCGATTAATTTTACCGCGTATTCAGGTCGGCCATAAAGTTTTATGGCAACATCCTGAATAGTGTCCTGTTGTTTAATTTCGTACAGCATTTACGTTAAATTCTGATACATCGTTGTTTTGAAACGTTACCGAAACCTGACCATATCCATCGGTTGTAAGTTGGTCAAAAATGGTTTTTCGTAATAGGTTTTGAGTGCCTGATGAGTTTAAGTAGGTTGTAATATTCACGCCACAAAAAGGGTATTGTTTCCATGCGTTTGGCGATGAAAAAACAATATCCTTAATATGCTGCGAATCACTTAGTCCAACGGTAAAATCTCCATCGGGCGACCATTTCAAGTCCTGTGTTTCGGTGTCCTCTAATATATCTTTAGCCTCCATGTTTTACGGTGTTGTTTTCTAATGGTGATAGGTTCAAATTCTGAATTGATGCAGCGGCAGCGTTAAATGCAGACAAAGAAGCCCCGCCATCTAAACCACTAAGCGCGGAGAATCCAGCCACACACGCTGCCTTTATTGCTGCAATTCCTGCATCGTATTGGCTTTTAAGATTGTCGATTTTTATTAACCCTCCATTGTTTTCGCCATTCAGGTAGATTTGGTCAACTTCCGACACCATTGAAACAAACGCGGATGTTTCCGATGTTTGGCAAATAATGATGATTGAGTTGTTTTTTGGAATCAAAACAAATCCTTTTTGACCGTTTGCGTTTAGTCTAACATCAAAAAAATCAGCAGTACCATCTATGGGCGTGGCAGTACAAGTAAGTTCGGTTGTGTTTATATCGGATGCCTTACAAACAATGCTTTTAAATTGCGATAGTTGGTCAGTCTTTGCAAGGGCTTGAACCGCCTCTAAAATATCCCTGTTTTCACTGCTCATAAAATCTTTCTTTCAAGTTCAATTATTTGTCGGCCACCATTCACGCCAAACGAGGTTTCAACATCCTTAACCAAGTATGTTCCATTTCTTTCCGGCAACTTGTACGAAACTAATCGAACATAGTCGCCATGCCTTAATCTTGGCTCTAAGAATGTGGTAAATTTACCGTAATAACCCGTGTAATTCATTTGCTCTAAAAACCTGTTGCAAAGTTCTTTTAGTTCAGCAGTTGTGCCGCCAACTTGAAACACGGTTCGCAGTTCTCCGTCCTCATCACCGACAAATATTTCTGTTTTGGAATTGTCGGGGTTGATTAGAACACCCTTTACCTTTACTTTAACATCCTCTTTACGCAAATATTCCATGTCGTTGGATATGATTTGCCTTTCCATCAAAATTGTTTGCTCAATGGCCTCGTTTGGGTAATAAGGCAGGCCAACTTTTAAAACCCCATCGCGGAAAAATGAGTAAATTCCGTAAGTGTCGCGCAGGACTTGCAGCACCTTTGCAATATTGCTTTGATTTACCCTGATTGCTCCTAAGTCAATATTTGAGGCAGTAAATGGAATGTTTGTTCCTTCCAGCAGCCGCGCAATGAATGTTCTAAGATTAACGGTTTTGTAGCTTAAATTCGGGCTAATCTTTTGCTTTAAAATAAACATTTCATCCTCGCATTTTACCTCAATCGGGATGTTATTGCCGATTTTGGAAATATAGCCCGTAAACAATGTTTTGATTTTCGGGTAATACCCCGCTTCAATTTTTATTTTGTCGCCTCGCATCATCATCGGGTCAACACCCTCGTAAATATTGCGATTTTGATACTTTAAATTTTGGGGCAAAATAATCGTTGCGCTACCCGTGAAAGTGTCGAAGCTATCGGAAACGGTGCAAACATTTACATACGGGAAAAACAACACCTTGTTTCTATTTGGGTGTGCTTCCGTTGGTACTTGTGTTACCGTTATGCCTTTGCGAATCCTAAGCATTTACCTCCTCAATGGTAAAAGTGATTGAACTTTTTGCCTGTATTTCAAAATACTGCACATTTCTCATGCCCTGTTGTTGGAAGAAATTAGTTGATAAAACAACGATTTGGCCGATGCCGAAAGTGTCATTAAGATAAGAGTTTACAACAGACAAAGAAACACCAACGCGGCAATAGGAGCGCAATATTTCTGTGTCTAATCGTGGCTGTACGTTTACATCTTTTGAGGCAAAAAAGCCGCGAATTGAAATAATAGAATCCCCATTACTTATAAACTCATCCACACCGCCATTTAATCCATCAATTTGAGTAGTAACGACATTATTTACCTCGTTCACATCCATTATGCAGCCCTCAATGTAAACACCTTGTTTGTCGCCTATGGTTTTATTGGATGCTAAAACAATCGGTGTTTCTGAATAGGTTTGTGTTTCTTCGTTGTATATGTATTCCGATGTTTCGGGTCGTTCAATAAACAAAGTAGAAAATAAAGGCGTTCCCATCCATGACCGCCCATCCTCGTTGTCGCCAATCCCAAAATTAGTCCCTGAATCAAGTTCTTCGGTGTTCAAAAAAGCGCGTTTTACAATAGGCAAACCGTAACCCTTTGCCAATGTTTGAAAGGTTGCCTTTTTTTTGTTTTGAGGAAGGATAAAATTAACGCTCATTATTTTGTTGCCATTAGTTGGAAATCATTAACCGCTGAAATCAAAGCCTTTGTTACCTCGTCCTTAATTGCCGCGCTCGATTCTTTCATGTTTGTAGTTTGAATAGTGAATTTCTCAATCAAATTGCCTATATCGATGTTGAAATTCTGCATCTTTTGCGCCTCTACTGAAGCGGTTGTAGTTCCTCCTGTTTTCGGTGCTGTTGCCGCTGATGTTGGCGTTAATGAGGGTGGTTTATTTGCAGTGGTTGCAAGCGGATTAATTGCCTTATTTGCGGTGTCGATTTGCTGACCTTCTTTTACTTTTTGATTAAGTGAATCTTGCGCCTTTGCTGCTGCGTAAATACCGACCGCCAAGGCAGCGGCAGCACCAGCGGCCACCGCAAACAATCCAACCCCCGTAAGCCCTGCAAAAAATGCCGATGCTGAATTTAGCAGCCATTGCGCTACGGTTACGCCCTCCAATGCAGCGGTTAAACTTACAAGCGAAATAACCATTTT